CATCGGGTTCTGCTCGGCCCAGATGCTGTTCATGTCCTTCGGGAGAAGCTCAGACGGTGTCAACTGATCACGCGGGTAGCAACCCGCTGGCTGATCCGCTGAGCCAAACTCCGCCGGACCCTGATACGCGCTGAGATCCGCGAATCCCTCTCCCTCCTTCTTCTCATTCATGTCTTGGAAGTGACTCTCAGAAGGCTTATCACCTGCCTTCGCAGCAGGCTTATCACCTGTCTTCGCAGCAGGCTTATCACCTGCCTTCGCAGCAGGCTTATCACCTGCCTTCGCATCAGCCTTCACAGCATCAGCAAAGCCCTCTGACATGCTCAACGATGAAAGGAAATATGGATTATATTGATGTACGAGGAAAAGAGCGACGACTACAACTAGGGCGATTAAAACGGCGTTCTGCATTTCTATACCTGCCATTACTTTCTATAAAAGAATGAGGGCATTATTTTACCAAAAAGTCTGCCGAACACCTCCTTTCTCAAAGTTGAATCTCTTCATCCTCTTCATCGCTCTCATCCGTATCAGAGTCACTGATCTCCGTGCCGTATTTTTCATAATACTTATTTAACTGATGCTGTGCACGATACATTGCAATCTTTGCTTTTAAACGTGCTTCCTTTACTTTGTGCTTATCGTAAAACTTAGTGGGAGGATCGAGTGTAAGGGACTCCGTAGCGTTCGGATCATTTGGCACGTCGTCCATTGTAACTTCTTGAACCTCTGGGACCGGAAGAGGTTTAGATACATCGATCTCCTCGGGTAAATCCGGAATATCAATCGTGGCCGGTATGGTATAATATGTCCAATGAACCCAAAATGACCCCCCTCGAATCTGAACCGTATGAGGAACGAAAACGGCGTTTGCCGGAAATAACGTTGGTTCCGTACCCTGTAGTACATGTTTGCTAATTTTATGAATGTGTTGCACCGTATAGGGTTTTGAAAAATGTTTGGATGTGGCCGCTAAAAATGAGGCGATCCAGTTGTTCCACCATTCCACATTCTCTTTTACGATCTGTTCAAGACCGGATACCGATAATTCAGAAAGATCTTCTATCATCTTCGATAAGGTAGGCTCTGACTCTGTATGATCCACCTTAAACGTATAACAAGGCTCTATTACACCCGTTGTTGAATGGGGTAGTTTCGAAAACTGAGGGGGGTGAACCGTCGGCATGTCTCTGACCACAGCGATTAGAAGAGAGCAAACAATTTCACCACACTAACAAAATGCCCGTTGACCGGACAAAGGATAATGAGCGTTTTGTTCATATGTTAAAAGGAAGAATTGACCAATTTGCTCTGTCTCTCTCCAACACCGACACCAAAAATTATATTCAACAACTTGTCATTGAGCCCTTCTTACAATTCATTCTTCAACGATTCTTTCCTTATCTCATTATTACACTTTGTGTGTTTTCTGTAATGTTAATTGTTGTAATTCTAACCTTTGTAGTATTACTGATGAATCAAAACAAATCGATTACCTGTCCTTCTTGCTCTCATATTTTTTAATACGTGGAATCTATCGATTAAATTTTTGATACGGAGTAGTAACACGATGACGGACCCCGGCATTGGAAATTTAGTACGATATTGGTTACATTACAGTAACATGGCCTCCTCCTTTTTTAAACAATTCGGTGCCGCTCGAAAAGTAAAAGAGGATTATGAAAAACAGATCATCGCAAACCTTCAACACAATGGCATGGAAAAAGCCATTATTCAAATTCAAAATGGCAGAATTCAAGTTAAAGATACACGCGAAGCCAATCAACTCTCCCTTCCTAAAGTGGAAGAACTGCTTCACGGATACTATAGACAACGAGGTGGAAGTGATGAAACTATAAACATTATGACATTCATTAAAGCTAATCGTGGATATACCACGCGCAAGACACTCAAACAATCGGGTACACCTACCGGTCCCACTGGCGGAAATCAAATAGTGTAATGGTATCTTTTTCGTAATCGATTCATGGAATTCAATCCTTGGATCGATTTTGTATTTTACTTCGATACTCTTACGAAGACCATGAACCAGTATTAAACGAGTTCACTGGGATCTGATCACGCTGCATCTTGTAATTTTGCACCTTCTTATCATACTCCAACGCATCGGGTGTCAAATTCATTGCTTTCTCTGTGGCATATCGTTTATCTGTATCATTCTCACTCGGACGTTTGCCATAGCAATTCACGCCAAATCGTAATTCCGGATTATCAAAATATCCCCCGTTCACACCGGGCACACCACACGACATGCGCTGACTTTCCGGACCAGCTTGTAACTTATCATATGTGGATTGCTGTGTCGGATAGACCGCCGATTGTCCCTTTACCCACCCATAATTGCACCAGTCGGCGCCCTTATTCCAGGCATCTTTCACTTGATCATATGTTGCCAACTCCGCACCAAATGCCTTGCACAGCGGCTCCGCATCCGAATAGGTATATTTGTCAACTGCCACATTGAACACTTGCTTTCTAGCCGGTAACATCTGATTTACAGCACCTCCATCGATCGCCGATAAATCAGGTACCGTCGGTGGAGCCGGTGGTGGAGGCGGAGTCGAGCTGGAAAATAGATCCTTGATCTTCTGCCATGCAACCGATAATCCAAAGACGATCTGATCACGAAACACGATAAACAGAATGAATGTAATAATAAGAACTCCTAAGATCAACATCATCGGAATCGTAATATAAGGCGACGTCGTATTTTCAAGCGATGCATTGACCGATTCCGTAATCGGCTCAGTAAGATCGGACAAGGAATTTACAGAAAATACATTCTTCACCGAATTCGATACATTGGTTGCTGTATTTGCAACGGCATTCTTCATCGACACCGCTGCATTCTTCATAGAAACTGCAGCATTATTTGCCGTATTGGTAACCGTATCCGCAACATTATTCGCGACATTGACTGCCGTAGTCAACGGTGCTGCCATAGTAAACGAATTCATACTTTTAGGAGCATTATTGCTTTTAGGAACATTACTAGACGCCACGTTCATTCTATTAGATGAAATGATTGATTATGATAACCAATTTGATTTCTTATCACAATCATAAAAAAGTAAATTTTTATTAAACACCATCATCTACCGTACGATTTCCTCCACGGGTGTTAATGTAGTTTCGTTGCTGCGGCGTTGTGCATACACAGCCCATGTCCGAAGAATAGGATGCCGAGCAGCACTCAGGCTTCACCTGGTTATTCTTGAACATGAAGAGACTGTCAGGGCCGGGCTGGAACTCAGGGCCCAACAACGGCTCATTCGGCGATGTAGCACGCCACGCGCTCACTCCATTGTTCGGGTTCAAGCGTACATCATCGAACGGGCCAATCGCCTCATACTTATTCTTTCCCATACCAGACGATCCCGCATTCTCCAAGAAGTAATTCATAAATCCATCGCTCGATACACTCTGTTTCGAATAGACCATCATCAAATTCGCAATCAGCAACAATACTAGTCCAGTGATAAGAAACCCTGTTTTCATTCTACTGAATACGCGTTAGATAAAATCTATTTGGTTGTCCGGAGTCTGGCCTCCACAAATGGATAGGTTTCATGAATGGTTTGATATCCTACTTCCGTAAAGTCTCGTATGCATTGTTCTCGCTGTTTCGCTTCGTTCCATATCATAAATTCTCCGCGTTCCGTCATCAACGTCATTCCTGAAATAATATCCGTACCGTGATGTACCGTATTTTTGGTTTTTAACCATACTCCATTCTCCCATACATACAACTCTGTGTTCCATCGTTCATTTGTTTCTTTTGCATCATTCACTTCGCCATAAATAATACCCAAGATGTTCTGTTCATTTCCTTCACGATCCAATACCTTTCCAAATGGAGTAGATAATTCACAGATCGGAACCCACCCATACTTGGTCTTCACGCGGACTTGTTTTCCTAGAATTGCTGTTTCACAATACGAGGTAAGATTGGACTTCCACCCCTCATATTTAGTAGAATCGTGCAAAATTTTAGAAATTAAATAGTTCCACATAAATTGACCCTTTTCATCATCATTCTTGATCTCTTCCCAATCTCGAAACCATATTGTAGTATTATCATTTGAAACTACTGGTATATTATTGGTTGTCGTATTAAAACAATACAAAACGGGAGAAATATGGTCGGTTCGAATACCACGTTCATCTTCTGCCACAGATTTCCATTCTCCATCCGTTCCTTGAACTAAATGTGATCCCGACACAAGAATACCATGAATATCATATAGTGGTACATTACTTCCTTCCATCAAGATAACCGCAGTAACTCTTCCACCGTCCTTACCAAGCTGATCTCCTAACTGGATCTCACTCGCCGGTTTACCCGATTCCATTCCATCACGCGATACCAAAATCGGTGTATCAGCGGCAAAACAGAATCCACCCATCTTGTCATTTGCATCATCCAAGATGGAATTCGATAAAATACCTGTAAATACCATAACAGCGGTAACAATGGCTCCTAACGTTGCCAAAATAACAGGAATGACAGGAAACAAAATAAACCATAAAATAATAATGATAGCCAACATAATGCCGCAAATGATGAGAACTACGCGAATCACCAATTGAATGGAATTAATCATTCCCCGAAAGAATGTGAGCCCTGCATAAATCATGGATAACGCAATTGCATTAATACGCCCCATGCCCATGCGCAGGTATTGAATGATACGACTCATTTCAAACACCGATTCATTAAATTTACGATAATAGATATCCAAATAGGATAAAAATGCATTATAGATCGTTTGTGCAATATTTCGTACCGTATTTAGAGCATTTAACGCATCTCCTGCCACATTAACTTGTTTTCCAAAAATTGCATTGATAGGTGCCATAAAAAGAGTAATAAATTTCTCTACGGCAGCTTGCATACAAAACTCGAAATTGTCCGTTGCAAATTCGGAACCTGAACGGGTATCCGAGTCGGGTTTAAAAAAAGCCGCGGCTGTCATGACCGGTAGATCGCAGCGACGATCGGTCCAATTATTCATGACCCCTGTTTTTTCCAAATTTGCAATGGTCAGCCCCAATGCAAATAGCAGACCAAAGGTAATCATCATGAAAGGCCATTTTGATTCCATCTCCTTTTATGAGAGATTCGTTACTACTTACCTTTGGATTCTAAAAGAGCCGAATAATACTGTTCGGAATCCGGAGAACACACCTCCATGTAATCACGAACACGCATACCATCTTCCAACTCGAGTTGTGAATTTGGGGTTACGACAAATGACACCATCTGGTCGTCTACTTTCTGATAGGCTCGGTGTTGACCCAGTCGTTTCCATTGATTCGATTCGGTATCCCAATATAGGGTTGCAGGTGTCATTCGTATTCCATTCGGCAAGGTACAGACTTCACTCACTTCTCGACGAATGAGACCGACCACTTCCGATCCCGTCGTCAATTGATCACCGATCTGAATATCTTTTGCAGCGACAAGTCCTCGTTTGGTTTGAATCTTGGCAGTCTCATCGATCGAAAAACAAGCATCGGCATACGATCGACGTTCGCTGCTCGGCAATGAAGCGGCATTGATCTTTTCTTCGATCCATTTTAATGTATCCTCATCTCCATCGGGCGTTTCATCATAATCCATAAAGGTCAAATACTCCATTGGAATGGTATGATCCGTCGTATTCAAACAATACAAATGCTCATCTGAATCCCATGGACCATAAGGAATTGCATGGGGGTGATCTCCCGCCATGATCAACTTTCCATTATACTTCAAATAATGGTTCGTACTTACAAGAACTGGCCCTAATCGAACCATCGCCTGACCCCGCGAATAGAATTGAAAGGTCGCCGTAACTCGAGTATGACCCGGAACAAGAACGTCTCCTATCTTTACTTCCTTGATCGGTACCCGATGAATGATTCCATTCTCTTGTACCATCACTTCCGTCTCACCTGGAAAACAGAAGGTATCTAAAAAGGAAAAGAGGAACGTATTGGTAAACGACGTCATACCGGTAATGCCCGATAATCCCATATACATAATGGAAAAGAGAATGGAATACATTCGTCCCATTAACATTTTAATTCGAATGGCACTCATACGAAGTTGAAAGAAGAAGTTAGAAATACGCTCCGTAAACTCTTGAAAAATAACATTGATTCCTCCGCCTAATGATGCAATTACATTACGAAGAGAACTCACCGAATCAAAAATAGACTGAAGAAGACCTGTAAAATTAGTAAACATCGATCCAATGGAACCCAAATAACCTTGTGAATGAGTGCTAAAGACCTTTCCCATACAGAATTCAAAATTGTCCTTTGTATTTTCCCCAAAAAAACTGGCAAATGGCATAATCAATGGACTGCATCGCTGGTTGGCCCAGTCGTTTTTAATATGCTGAATATCAATCAGTTTGTTAATCCCATAAATAACAATATAAATGATAAGCAGTGCAAGTACAATAAAGCACAGAGCATTGGAAAATGACCATAACTCATGTTGACCTTCTACGGCACTCTCCATCCCCCACTACCAACCGAGAAGAGGTTCTTTTTGCCATTTTTAATCTTCCATCTTCTTCGCCGTCATGAGTCATGAAGGAACAAGAATATGATTTACTTTGTAAACGGATGTTTTTCACGTACCCAGTTTCGATCTTTGCTAAAGATCTTGCTCGCATCGGGAGCGGTTCGCGCCGATAACTTTGCCACCGCATCGAGTTTATGAAAAACCGTAAGCGGACCATACACCCCTACCGCCTTATCGAGTGCCATATGGCGCAATCGATCGGCCAAACGATACTGGTATCCGTATTTAATCAGATCACCCTTCCGGAGTTTCCCCATTTGTGTTCCTACCATCTTTTTAAGAGGCCCTCTTGGTGTAATGCATGAGGCAGGAACGTGTACTTCATTTTTCTTTGGACGTACCGTATACATTTTCCCTTTACGACGAACGGTATAACCCGAAGTAGCAATGCTTTGACGGAATTTACGCGTATATCCCTTTCTTGGCACTGTTCCAGACGGACATTGAATATTTTTACGTGTCAATGACATCACTACTTCGTCTTTATAAAAGAATTGTTTTGAACAAAAGGATAAACGTGAAAATGATTTCGAATGTAATCTATGTAGGGGATCGTATCCGGAATTTGATTGCTACCAAAGAATTCCTCAACGCCTCTTAATATTTTTTCCACATCTGGTTTTGCTTTCTCTGGAATATTATCTAACGTATGAGAATTCTTCTTGCCATTTTGAGAAATGATGGCCATTACATAAATCGTATGAATACAATCAGTATACTTCTTTAATAGTCCATCATCTTGTCCTTCTTCCGTATCCGCATCGGTAGAAAGAATTGTATTTTCATAAATGGCATGTTTTGCATTCAGAACATCATTCATAAATTCTTCCTTAACACCCGGTGGAGGATTTTCATTCTGAAAATTGTCTTCCTCGTCCGAATCCGTCCATCGATCTCCACCAAAGAAGTTCATTCTATTCGTAGTCCCATACTATTTCGAAATCAGACCACGCACAATGAATAACCCTGCGATAATAATGATCATATACGGAAACGGATCATTTGAACCTGAACAAAACGGCTGAACGAGTTGTTGCGTGACCGGTTTTGGAACGGGCGGATCATATAATGTATTAGCGGTCGCTTGTGCTGCAAGCATCGTAAGTTGCTCATTCGTAGCATTCATTTTGATTTTAGTGGAATTAGAACCTCCGGGACCAATGGGAAGCGGAGCGACCTGTTTGCTTTGCAATACATTCACATTAGATGTGTCATTTGCAGCGACATCTGCAGAAGATTCCGATGAACTCATGATGTCTCTAATTCATGTGTGTTAATATAAAACGCATTTTCTATCCTCATTCAGATCTACGATGTCGAATCCGAATAAATCATTGCCTCCTGCTCATCGTCAAAGCATTGCGGAAGCAACCGCCGAGGCCGAAGCCCGCCCCGTGGAGTACAATCCAGCCGAACGTGCAAAATACATTCGTACCATGTTACAAGACATTGCACGATGGATGGCAAATGGTGATTCCGAAGATTCCATTAAACAACGTGTACCTGATTTTATGGAACAATATCCTGAATTGTTCAAAAAAATCATTCAAAAACAAGACTTAGCACCCATTCAAAGTATGCTTGCCATGTTGGATAAAATGGGTCAAGGGAATTTGTCTCAGCATCAGGCGTCTGTTATTATTGGGAAGAAATTGGTGGATCGCTATGTGACTCCTCAATTAAACGGCGCCGGTGGGCGAACATCGGAACCTTAAATCGAATACACCAATCATAACTGGTACGCTCATTCCGTTTTAGATACCATGTAATTTGTTCCTCATCATTTTTTTCAATCATTTCAAAAACTCGCTCAAGATATGCTGTTTGTGTATTGAACGATTTTTTTCGCAATTGATGTATGATCTGATGGAACTCTACCGAATGTTCATCTGCATGGAACAAATGATCCAACGGCTGCTGATTCTCTACAATACTGCACCAAATCCGAAGATAATCCAACTCTTCTTCGGAACACCCTATAAACCCCTTTCCAATAAAATAGTGTTCTGGATTACAAGGCCGACTCATTCCTGGCTTATAAAGCGTCCACTCCTCGAAAAAATGCGACAAAAAATATAATAAATCCACCGTGGACGGGTGATAAAAATCAAACAACTTTAATATAAATACACCACCAATCTTCAGAACCTCTAATCCAATCTTTGTAGATGCCATCAGTAACGGAAATACCATCTGTTCCTGTTTCGTATAATCGCATGAAAAATCGAATCCACCGTCCGCTGTAAATAGATGTGTCTTTTCACCAAAATCGGGGTGTGCTGCATAATCAATAAAAAATTGTTGATTTTCAGGTTTCATAATATCACCTGTATCATCGTCGCCAAACAAAATGCGAACATTCTTATTCTTCTGCAAAAAATAAGATGCTCGCTTCCATCCAGGAACATTCGTTCGCTTCGATTTTAATGTCATCGCAATACTGGACTGAATCTTTCGATTAATTTTCGTAGCTTCATCAAACAACGCTTCAATAAATCCGCCTGGCCCTTCACATACATGTGCTGTTCGAATTGGCTCCAATGGAAACTGCTGAAAGAATTGTATCAAATCCATCATTTCAATCATCTTGAAATAAGAACGCGACAATGGCTTCAAATAACAAATCGATTCAGGAAAATTCGGATATTTTTTTTGTGTATAGACCAATTCATATGGATTCACGATTTTTTTATAATATTCCCAATTTTTACCATTCATAATCGACTGTTCATATACATTAATTTGATTTCTACATTCATGGAGAGATTCTTCTTCATCTGTTCGCAGATGTTCATGTTGATTGGATTCTATAACGGGCCGACTCAGTATGCCTGTACGCCCATACAATCGAATGCCCTCCCAAGAATGTTCTTGTAGAGCCAGTGATTCCATACAATATCATGTCATACCGTCTTTATATCTATCGTAATAAAAAATATAATGTATTAGGTGAGTTATTATTCTAGGATATTGACTTCAACGTCTTCTTCTTCCATTACATTTGTCTTCTTTGGCATAACCATGTTCATCTGGAATTGTGTCGCGGCACACGGGTCTGACATCTGTATACCGCCCTCGTCCAATCTAGACAAATCACCGTCCTCCTCGTCCTCTAGACGTTTATTATTCACATCGATATCCTTCAAGAGCTCAGGTAACATCTGATCATCGAGTAGAATCTGCGAGAAGGCTGTTCCACCACGAATTGCCTGACCCATCATGATGTTCGCCGACACACCCGTTACTGGATCCACCTCACCAAACAGCGCCGCTTTTAGCAAGATCTTCTCCGTCTCCTCAAATGATGCCTTTGCCAATGTACCAATATCATTCTTGTTAATACCATAGCGGTCAATTGACATCAGCTTTCCAAAGCGAGTCATTACATCGCACAGGAGGCACAAATGACGATAGTTCACACCTACACTCTCAAAGAGACCATTGATTTCATTGAACAAGATGGCGCGCGTTGCCTCAATTCCCAGTACCTCATATACGTCCCATACATTGGTCGAATACAGCTTGGTACCATCTACCGCTGGGTGATTCATGACCTTGATAAAGTTGGAACCATCTGTATCCAACACAAACTGCTCCACTTGCTGATACTTACCCTCTACCATCTCAACATACTGCTTGTCATTACGGAAGGTAACCGCCTTAATACCAGGAAGTCCACGAATCACAATACTCGTCAGCAGCTTGTTCTGAAACTTCTTGAGATTAGTGAAATCGTCCAATTGTGAAGACGTGTCACGATCGCGATCCGCGCGGTTTGGAATACGAATACGCATTACCAGCTTATTGGAATTGTAATCGCTATACACGATATTTACGTCCTCGTTACCAAACTGGGTCTTAATGACCGAAACGACCTCCTGAATCGAGATATTACGATTAAACATTTCCTCACGGTTCAGCTCCAAACGAAGAACCCACTTCGACAATGACTCCTTATCCACTTCCTCATCGTCAAGCAGACCCTTCTCAAAGAGCTTGTAGAATTTCATTAGTTCCTTATCATCTTCTACCACTGTTGTTTCGTCTTTTTCGTCCCAATAAATCGCAACCTTGTCCGTGATGTTACGCAGAACGGTCAGCTCCAAATCCTGTACCACCTCACGTGCCTTCTCCTTGTTATTGCGATACTCTGGTTTCATATAAATAGTCAACGAAGATGCCTTCGGATTCTGCGTGACCTTCAAGAGTTCTCGCAGACGAGGTACACCACGTGTTACTGCAGACTTACTTGCTACACCTGCTTGGTGAAAGGTATTCAGTGTCATCTGTGTAGCAGGCTCACCAATCGACTGAGCCGCCACAATACCCACCTGGTCACCCGGCTGAACCCATGACTTCATATGCGTCACCACAATGATTTCCATCAGTACCTCAAAGGCATCTTTTGTAAATCGCTCATCAATAATCAACTTGTGTGGCGCCAAGTGAAAGCGCAGAAGAGCGCACCAAATCTTGTGATGCGGGTGAGTACGCTCCATCACCTTACGAATGCCGTCCAACACCATCTTCGGAGTCAAATCCGTCTTCTCGTCCTTCTTCAGTGCAAAGCGATTCTTGATGTTGAGGATCCAGCGTGCCAAGTTTACCGGTGCAAACACACTGCCACTGTCCAGCGACTTCTTCTGAAACACCTCCTCTACCATCATAAACTGATCATGAATCAGCTCATCGACATACTCCGCTAGCATGCCCGCGTCGTTCTCGCGTACCATACCGTCCTTTAGAATAGTACTCCAATCAACATTTCGCATACCAAACTCTGTCTGAATGGCCTCATGCGACAGTGTGCCAATCGGGTAACTCTGAATCTCAATCTTCACGGGATTAATTCCATCTTCGCCATAATGGAACTGAATGATGTTGTTGTTTGCATCGCGCACCGTTCCATCGTGTTGAACCGTGAGGTCCTCCATTGACTTAATGAGCTGACGCTGAATGTAACCTGTATCGGCAGTCTTTACCGCGGTATCAATCAGACCCTCACGACCCGACATCGCGTGAAAGAAGAACTGCTGCGGGGTCAGACCACGAATGAACGAGGACTCAATAAATCCACGCGCTTCTGAACTGTCATCGTATTTCTTGTAATGAGGCAACGTGCGATCTGTAAATCCATAGGGTACACGCTTACCCTCAATCGCCTGCTGACCCAGACACGCCATCATCTGCGCCACGTTCAGCGGCTCACCTTTTGAACCCGAACGGACCATGGCCAATAAACGATTCTCGCTTGACAACGACTGCTGGCCCGCCGAACCCGCGTCCGATGTCGCCTGATTGAGAATGCCAAAGATTTGGTCCTCAAACTCCTGTTGATTGGTCTTTCCTGTATTATTGTCAAACAAATCGAGGTGAACCTGTAGAATAACCTGTTCGACCTGCTTCTTACGTTCCTCGATTTTCTGGCGAATGGTCGTATTTGTATCCTCATCGGCAATCAAATCGCTGATGCCCACACTGAATCCATTCAGTACCAGGAAGTTTTCAACAGTGTTCTGCAGCGAATCCAGGAGGTCGACTGTCTCCTTTGGACCATGATCGTTATACGATACATGAATGATGCCTTTTGATGGCTTCATATAAATATCACCGTCCACTACACCCTGTGTAATGTCGCCCTGATTGATTTTTACATAGTTGATGGATTCTTTATTATCGCCCTTATCTTTGTCAAATGATTTATTGGACATTTCGATATTAATGGGCGGCAACAACGCGCCCAGTACCTGCTGACCTGTCCAGCGCTGACGATCAAGAATACGTGCTGTCGGCATGGTTCCATCAAATCGCTTATTCCACATCATCAAGTTCATGAACTCTCGGCGGGTGAACTCAATGCCTGGCTGGGTCAAACGATACGAGCCCACCAGTGTATCTTGGTACACACCAATCATCGGCTTGGCATGACGCGGTGTAATAATATGATGCGGCACCGCCGCAATTTCTTCTAGTTCTACTGTCGCCTCATAGCTCTGAGGGATATGCGCGTTCATCTCCGAACACCCCCTAAGTTTCCAAAGGGGACGGACTATACCTTATGAGAATTCAAGGTGACTAACCTTTCATCATTCCCCGATTTCCATCTAGTCTCTGAACCTTCTCCATACCCTTGTCATAGCGGGTTTAGGAGCTTGGCTGCGGATTACCCAATCTCTCACTTTTTTACCTTACCTCTGATTTTTCTCCAGAGCCAGACAATGCTTTCACATTATCCTTGGTAGTAAGAGCTTTAGGGGTTTCCCGTCAATTTGAAAATCTTGCATATGTGATTTATTACATATACTAGCAGGTTATATAAGTGCTTATATTACACTCTGATATTTACAACGTTTTCCCAAAGGAGAGATATCAGACCTCCTTTGGCGCCCCACTGTTGGTGACAAGATTTCTACTTAGCGCAAGTACGTTTATCACCGTCAAAGTCGGCGTTATAAGGACGAGTACAAAGAACATTCATGCGGAACGTCTTGTACGGCAACACCTTCACTCGATGACCCATCATCGACATCTTATGCAAGGTCGGCTGACGATTGAAGAGTAGAATGTCCTTGTCCAACAAGTGGCGGTTGACCACATCGCCGTTGTACAAGACAATCTCCTTCGTATTCACGTGCTTCAGAGAAATCATACGCCCGTCCTTGCGCACAATTGTCTTTGCACCCGGCCACTTCTCAGGCCCGTTCTGAATCAGCTTGTACAACATATCCAAGTTGTACGGCGTCACACGCTCAGGCTTCGTCAAGTTCATCGCAATCTCTAGCGGAACACCGATTTCCGCTACACTCAGATTGGGATCCGGTGTAATGACCGAACGAGCCGAGAACTCTACACGCTTGCCCTGAATATTATAACGAATGCGTCCCTCCTTTCCACCCAGGCGCTGCTGAATGGACTTGAGTGGACGACCACTGCGCTGCGCCGACGGCGCCACACCAGGAATCTCGTTATCTACCAACGTCGCCACATGGTATTGAACTACATTCGTCATCTCATCAATGACATTCTTATTCGAGCCTCCCTCGATTTTTGATTGTAGAGTTATGTCGTTTTTGATGATATCAAACAGTTTATGCGTCAAATCGTCCTCTGAGCGCTGGTTATTGTCCTGCACAACCGATGGGCGCACCTGCGGCGGCGGAATGCGCAGCACAGTGCAAATCATCCAGTCCGGTCGGCACCAGTATCGACTCAGACCCATGAAATCAACATCCTCGTCGCTGATGCGGCGGAACAAACGGTGGACATACTCCACTTCCAGCGGCTGTTGTTGTTTCAACTCGTTATAATGTGCCACAATCCGAGCAATGCCTTCGCGCGTAAACTTATCCGGCAGTGGCGCACCGCACCCGTCCTCACACTCCTGCCCGCAACGCTTGATATTAGACGATAACGCCAGAACCTCCTTCCAACGTGCCTCACCCTTACGATGAAGAAGTTCCTTGTGATGGTCCTTATCAATACGAAGCTTTGAGCATCGAATGCAAATACATTTCAGGACATTCATGATCATCGCATGAAACTGAATGTAATATACAGGGCGGGTCAGGCGATAATGTCCAAAGTGACCGGGACAGCCGTGATTGGTTTGACCACAGGTACGACACACCTTGCCATTTTCCAAGACACCCATTCTCGGATCAAACAGTCCTCCAATTTTCGGCTCGTTTCCCTCATACGGCGTTTGCGTAGTGATTTCTACCACCGAGCTTCGCTCAATTTCCTCCGGCGAAAGGATACTGAACTGAACACCGACGACCGACTCAATATCAGAAGAAGCTTGATTGAAACCTGAGGGCATTCTGTCTTGGAGATAGAAACTGTTGTCTAAGCTCTAAACTCTTAAGTTCGTCAATTTTATAACATTTATAAAACGCCCTATGGAAAAAATTCCATATTTTTTTCATAGTATGTGATTACATATGACCACCCGCCTTGAACAAATTCAAGATCTAGAACGAGACTGGGCCACCAATCCCCGATGGGCCAATATTGTTCGTCGCTATTCTGCCGAGGAGGTTGTACGTCTACGTGGATCCGTTCCGATTCAACATACCTTGGCCGAACGAGGAAGTAAGAAACTCTGGAGCTTATTACATTCTGAGCCCTTCATTCGTTCTCTCGGTGCACTAACCGGAGGTCAAGCCATGCAGCAGGTCAAGGCAGGTATCAAGGCCATTTATTTGTCCGGCTGGCAAGTGGCCGCGGATGGAAATATGTCTATGTATCCCGATCAGTCGCTCTATTCCGTTGATTCCGTTCCGAAAATGATCGAGCGAATCAATCATTCCTTTCAGCGTGCAGATGAAATCCAATGGTCTAAAGGTCAAGATACGATCGATTATTTTGCACCGATCGTCGCCGATGCCGAAGCTGGTTTTGGCGGAGTCCTCAATGCCTTTGAATTAACCAAAGCCATGATCCAACAAGGTGCTAGTGGAATTCATTTTGAAGACCAGCTCTCTTCTGCCAAGAAATGTGGACACTTGGGTGGAAAAGTTCTTGTTCCTACCAAAGAAGCCATTGATAAACTAGTGGCTGCACGATTGGCAGCGGATACAATGGGTGTACCGATCGTGTTATTTGCCCGGACTGACGCGGAGGCTGCTGATCTGTTGACATCGGATTATGATGAAAATGATAAACCGTTTTTGACAGGCGAACGTACCAGTGATGGGTTTTTCGTCACTAAAAAAGGCATGGAACAGGCTATTTCGCGTGGCCTTGCCTATGCACCCTACGCCGATGTCATTTGGTGTGAAACGGGTACACCAGATCTGGCCTTTGCCAAGGCGTTTGCCGATGCCATTCATGCAAAATTTCCAGGTAAACTCCTCGCCTATAATTGCTCTCCGTCCTTCAACTGGAAAAAGAAGCTAGATGATGCTACGATTGCCACCTTTCAAGATAAATTGGCTGAAATGGGATACAAATATCAATTTATTACCTTGGCTGGAATTCATTCGATGTGGTACAATATGTTCGATTTGGCCAAGGATTATTGTCAGCGTGGAATGACAGCGTACGTTGAGAAAGTTCAGGAGCCTGAATTCGCTGGACGTGCCAATGGATATACCTTCGTATCTCATCAACAGGAAGTAGGAACAGGTTATTTTGATGACGTAACAACGGTGATTCAGGGGTCTAATTCTTCGGTAGTGGCAATGAAACAATCTACCGAGGCCCATCAGTTCTAAACAATTGGTACACGTAATCGACAAATGGTCGAATGATACGATTTCGACGCTGTGCAAGATGATCAAATATACATCGTTTCATCAAAACAGGAGGATTATCTTTTTGTTTTGATTGATAAAAAATAAACCAGTCCGATAAATCGTCCATTCTATCATATTTAGTTATGCATTCTTTACGTGATGTGTAGGACAACACGTTCTTTCCAATTTCGCGCATTTGGTGAAAAGGCACATTGAATGGTGACCTGACGATAAAGCGTACTATCAATCTTATGCGTCTCGTCTCGTGAAAGTACTGTGTTGTGCGATTGAGAACGGTACGTCGTAGAAACCATGCGTTTCCATGCAGGAACATATATTTTGAGTTTGACCCAATCATTCTCTTTTGGTTGAATTTCGAGTAAGATTCCTGTAAATTGCGTTTGGCCTGTTACAATGGCTTGCAAGAAGTCCATATCACGCGCAAATCGTTTGACTGCTTTCCCTCTTACATTCATATCATACATTGCCTGTGGAACAATATAGGTTTCATTCGATCCTTGAATTAATTTAGTCAAGACACGCTGATTGACCAAATCCGCATAACGACGAATCGGACTCGACGCATGAGCATAGGTATCAGTAGTTAATCCATAATGCTGTGTATCGGATTCTTCTGCCAAACAGTATTCCGCCGATGAAAAGGCTAGCTTCTGTAATTCAGGTACATGTGTGCTATATTTCTCTAGCCTCTCTCGATCTGGTGCGGTATGGCGCCGCAGAATTCCTTGCCCTGCTTCTTTCAACTTCTTTCCTGCCTCCGTATTGTATAGAATCATCATTTGGGCAACCCATTCATGAGAATCGTGTACAGGTTCCTTTGCAAGATAAGATGCAATTTCACGAAGAGGGTGTTGATAGGGAGATTCAGAGTCTTGAAACTCCTCATAGGTATACGAGGTATTTACCCGCAACACCGATTGAAACCATGAACCATGTTGAATATCTTTTCCGTTCCAGATGAATTGAAATGAAATTCCATATGATTCTTTTCCTGGAAGAAGAGAACATGCCTTTTCTGAATACTCAGAGGGGAGCATAGGGCGTAGGACATGACCATTGGAATCATAGAGGGTTTGACCAATTAAGGATGCCATGATATCGATCGCTCCTCCATCTTCTACATAGGCCGCCACATCACTAATCGTAATCGTCACCTTCCAGCCTTCTTCGATGGGTTCAAACGTAAATACATCATCTACATCCTTACAGCCTTCTGGGTCGATATGAAATGTATGCCCCGAAAGGGTAATACGAGAAGAGGGAGCAAGAATGGGTTGATAATCATATGTTGGATATTTCCAAGGACAGGCTTGCCAGATCAGTGCAGTCTTTTCTGCGTGTTCATCACCAGATAGACCCAGTGTTTGTTGAATACTTCCTCGAGGAAATGTAGTATTCTCCCAGTTTTCAAACGAGATCAGAACAATTCGATTGCGGGATCGATCCGATTCGGAAGATCCGACAATGAAGTGGGGATATTTTTTGTCATATGGCGTAAAGAGATACATCAAATGTTTTCGTTTGGTCATTCCATAGGTTGACTTATTCGTGAGTTCCAATGTTCCAACGATCAATGGATGCTGATCACGCAATTCTAATTCACATTGATGATTGATCCATGAAACATGATCGCCAGGAAGACATTTATTGGCCGCTTTGGATCCGACCCATTCGTGGAGAAGATCGCCCGTGTCACTTAAGATCATAAATCGATCTTGATCTGTCGTTTGGAGAATGCCCCGAAGCGAGGAGGGAGGTTGATCAAGGGGATTGCCCCAAAGTTGTTTCAAATGATCCATAGGTGATCGATTCTAGATGATGATCAATCCTCAAATTTTAAATCGGAGGATAGATCATTTATCTAATGTGACGCGAAACAAAAAGATTTAATTAGAGTATTTGATACTTTCAAAAGCCCTAAGCTGTGCAGGAGAATATTGTATTGTTTGTAGTTTATCTATCAATTGTATAATACCATTCAATTGATAATGATCGATGATTTTTTATCTGGATATTTCACGGTAGGAGGCGAGACACGAGTAAGAGGAGAGTCTGTAGACGATACAGAAATGAACGAAGAAGTAGACGAAACATATGTAGGAGGGGTGTCGGGTGCCCCTCCTAGGCAACACCACATATACCATATCGTTCGTTTTTTAGATTATCAGTCGTTTAATCGGATTCATAGTCCCGAAGAGGGTTGATTACCCTAATGTTGTTTCAAATAATCTATAGGTGTTCCATCCTCAAAATTTAAATCGGAGGATGGAACATGAGTGGACCGTTTGTGTGTAACATACGCAGACGTGAACAACGTAAAATGGAAACAACAGAACGTCCCAGCAATACGGCACTGTATCAAGAAAATCAAAAGAGTTTGAGCGAGTTGATGAGATTGCGTGAAGAGCAGGATAAAGGGGTATTTGCACCAATTTCACCTGCTACATGTACAATTCAACCTACAAATGATTCTACACAATATACTCCATGGAAAACACCCTCTACCAATTAAGGACCTTATATGATTTCCAAATGTTCTTCGTAAAATGAGAAAACGTTTTTGCACGATCGATCATAACAGGATTGTATCGATAATGAATCAGTAAAAACATACTTTCCCCCTCAAAGGAGGGGATATATACATGATAAGGATCAACCGTCACATCATAATATTCTAGTTTACTGGTGTCACCATATAATTGAATCGGACTTTCTCGAATGATTTCTTTAATGAATTGGTAGGGCTGTACTTTTTGCGTAATCGAACGAATTCCTGCATAGACTGCGATCGTTCCTCCTAACCGTTTCCAATACGGAAGATGATGAAATAGTGTTACCCATTTATCCTTTTCCGATTCTAATGGATCAAATAAATCAATGATGATGACATCGTATGTCTTGGACGGATATTTCGTAATAACTTCAAAGATATCTTCATAATGAATGTGTAAGGCAGGATTCTCCCATGCCCCTTTGGCCCATTGTGGGTATTTAGATTGAAAAAGTTGGACCACGTCGCGATCCCATTCATACATATCGACATGCTCCACCGTTGGCCATTTTAGCACTTCTCGTGCCGTGGCACCTTCTCCTCCGCCGATAATCATGACCCGTTTGGGTTCATATATGGCGGCCATGGCGGGGTGGACGAGCGATTCGTGATAAAGATACTCATCGATTTCACAGCTTTGAATTTGTTGATCCATATAACATGCTGCGCCCCATTTCTGATGTTGAACCATCTCAACATGGGTTCCGCGATGGGTTCTTATAGAATCTATGATATGTGTGTTATGCCATTGTTGTGTTACTCCGTTCCATGTATTGTCAGAATAGACTGACATAATATGTATTTAGTGATACAATCTATTTAAGTCTTATTGAAAGTGTTTATAATATTATTTATACATAATTAAAAGCCATATTGTTTAATAAATAATG